TCCGACGACACAACGTCACCCGAAACAACCGTACCTGAATCAGCCCCAGAAGAAGAAACGCCAGATACAACACCGGAATTACCGGTAGAAGAAGAAACACCAGAAGCGGTCGTTGACGACATTCTCGCAGGGGACCCGTCACCTGAAGAATTGACGGATGCTGTCAGTGACGCACTGTCCGCAACAGAGTCGGAAGAAGAACTGGTTAGTGTTGCTACTGAACTCCTAACGTCAGACCTTGACACAGAGCAATTTATTGCAGTCATTGATGAGGTTTTTGGTCAAGACCTATCAGACGAGGCGCTTGCCGAACTCGTGACTACTGTATTCGCCGAAGATTTATCAGATGAAGAAATCGCTGCTGTCGTGGACCAGGTATTTACCGCCGACATCAGCGATGAGGCATTCGCTGAAGTTCTTGACACTATTTTTGAAGAGCCATTAAGTGACGAGGCTTTTGATTCTGTTATTGACGCCATTTTAGACGAGCCGATTTCGGATGAAGCGTTTGATGAGTTGGTTGATGTTTTGGGTGGCGACAGTGTTAGTGATGAGCAGGTCGTGGCTGCGGTTGACTCTATTATCGAAAATGGTCTTTCTGATGAGCAATCAATAAGTATTGCTACAAGTGGCGAGGTGTTGGAGTCAATTACGGGCGACCAGGCTACTGAAATCTTTGCCACCGTTCCAATTGGCGACATTTCTGATGCCGAGGCTGCCGCCCTTGTTGAAGCCGTACAGGACGCTCCCGTAGAGGTTAAGGAAGCATTTGAGGAAGAAATTAATATTTTTGCCGCAGGAAATGTAGATACATATATTCCGCTCGGCTCCAGCATTCCAGTAAGCACTCGTCGTGTCCTGATTGCAGGAACCGCACTGACATTAACAATGATTCCCATCCCCGTGCAAATATCACCATCACGCATAGGTAAGTGAAATTAACAAAATAGAAAGAGGAAATAATGAAAAAATATTGGCATAAATTCTTAGAAGTTCTTGACGGTCTTAACTGGACAGTCGCGGGAACGGTTCTGGTCCTGATTACCCTCAGCGGACCAACGAAATCTCAAGGAATTCAAATATTTGTCTTTGCCTTAATCTTGCATCTTTTGATTGCAATGTTGAAGCCATCTGACGAAGAGTAGTAAATCCTGTACAATATATATTTATAACTCTAATATTCGGGAGATAAATATGAGCAAATATCCTTTTATCAAACTTGTAGTACCAACACCGCTTAAATCATACAAAAATGGTCAACTGCCTGCAAATCTTCTGGCTAAAGTCAAAACCGGCGGACAAATGTATGCTCCCGTAGCGGCACACTTCAACAATCTTTATGATGCCGCCCTCGCCGCAGGCTTCAAACTCAAGAACGTTGGTGACTACCGCTCATTTGAGGGTCAGTTGAATATGTTCATGGACCGCTACGTGACCACCGACACTGGTACTGGCGTTACACGTCAGTACGAAGGCAAGACTTGGTACCTCAAGAAGGGTAAGGCTCCTTCAGCAGCACCGGACCCCACTGGCCTCAAGGGCTCTAACCACGGTTGGGGACTTGCAATTGACCTTGGCTATGACGTCAACGGCAAACTCGCCTCAATGGGTGGTGCTTGTGGTGACTGGATGTGCGCCAACGCTCCCAAGTACGGTTTCTACCTACAGGGCGACAACCCGGCTTCTAAAGAATTTGAACTATGGCACTGGCAGTACGCTCTCGGTGATGCCGCCCCTAATGGCGCTCCTGCTGCCGCACCTGCGCCCGCCGCTGCTGCTGCTGCACCTGCCGGTGGCGGCGGGATGCGCTTTGACTATCCAGGAACTCCAGTAGGTTTGGGCTCAAAGGGCGCAAGCGCCTCACTTGTCCAAGCAATTATTGGTGCTAAGGCAGACGGCGACTTTGGTCCCAAGTCTGTCGCTTCGCTCAAGGCATGGCAAACAGCGAACGGCCTGACCGCAGACGGCTCCGTCGGCCCGGTCACATGGAAGAAAATGTTTGGCTGATATTCCCAGAAAGGGAGCCATGAAAATTACTAAATTCATAATCTGTTTGTCTTTACTACTTGCCCCAATACTCGCTTCTTGTGGGGATGGAACCTATAGATACCCATGTCAAGACCCCGCGAACTGGGAGAATGAAGAATGCAACCCACCTATTTGCGAAGTAAATGGCTCGTGTTGGTACACGCTTATCGGAAAAGGAAGTCAGCCATGAGGAAGAAACGCTATACAGCAGACGAGTTAGACGCCCGACTAAAATTTGTTATTGGTTGCGTCCTAGGCGGGGTTCTTCTTCTTACAACAGGGGCAATTTTATATGCGCTTGTATTTGTTACCCAGCCCATCGGCGTTCAGGCAGAGAACGACAAAATGTTTTTTAGCGTACTTTCAAGCGTTGCCACGTTTATTACCGGAACTCTCGCCGGATTAATGATTTCTAATTCTCGCAAAGGTAAAGACGACTCGGATTCGGAAATCTGATGGTTGAGATTGTGGTCGCCCTTATTGGCTCTATGAGCATTGTTCTTGTAGCCCTCGTAGAGAAGGGTCGTCGTGAGAACAAGAATGACCACAATCGTGTTGTCGTGTCATTAGACCGTATAGAAAGCAAAATTGATGGCCATATTAATGACCATGCAAAGGGTGAATTTGACGAATAAAAATTATTAAAGGGGATTCAGTTGAAAATTAGACCTGCATTTAAAAAATCTTTGATGGTTGCTGTCTGCGCTGCTACGGGGATATTCGCTTTATTTAGTAGTGCCCCATTTGTTGCATCTGCTGATGTTATTTCTAGTACCGATTTTGAAACCGGAACATTAAATGGGTGGAACAAAAGCCCAGTATCTGGCACTAGTGCACTCACAACCATCACGCAAGAAGGTTCTGGTGTCAATATTGCGACTGGAAGCATTTCATTCAGCGCACCTTCACATAACGCCGTTGGTAGTCCGACCCTAGGCAATGGTCAACCCAACCCGTATTATGCGCCGGCAGTCACCCCGACTACTTGGACATTCTCTCCATATGGCACGTATGCAGCATCATTGCAGCCGAGCGGTTCTCCCACATTCGATAATGCCACTAGCGCATTGGGTCTCACCCCAACTCAAAATACTGCAATCAAGACACTTCTAACCCAGCAGAAGCAGGCGTCAGGTTTGGGTGATTCCAACCCAACAAATGCGGCATGGATAACTAAAGAAGTTACATTAAGTGCAGGCGCAACCTACACAATGTCATGGAACTATATTGGAACAGATTACGTTCCGTTTAATGATGGTTCTATTACATCGCTTGTTTACACTGGAACTGGAACAGCACCACAAATCACTGTGAATAATGGCGTGGGCAACTATGCTCTGCTCGGATTCACTAACCCTGGGACCGGCGACTACTCCACCGGAACATATGGCTCAACCGGCTGGCAAGTATCCACCTATCAGGTTTCGACTACAGGAACATATCTACTTGGTTTTGCAGTTTTTAATCTTGGTGATACCGGACTCTCGCCTGTCTTACTAGTTGACAGCCAGCCAGGCAACACTGTAAAAAATGGTGCACCATTTGGTGCTGTTGTCCCCAATAACCCGAATGCGCCTGTAGCCCCATCCACAACAACAGAGGCCCCCGCAACTACGACGACTACGACGACTACGACGACTACGACCACCACAACAGTCGCGCCTACAACGACTACGGAAGCCCCAGCAACTACCACCACTACAGAAACACCCACTACTACTTCAGCCCCTACTACGACCACGGTGGCTCCTGCGACAACCACCACAATGGCACCCACAACTACTTCGGAAGCCCCCGTGACAACTACAGAGGCCCCTGCGGTGACAACAGAGGCACCCACGACAACAGTTCCAACTCAAGTCACCACCCTCCCAATTACGGGCTCGGATACAGACAATTCAGGTCTTATCGCATTTGGCATTCTCGCTTCTGGTTTTGCCATCTATTTATTCGCTAAAAAAAATAAATAAAGGAAAATTATTATGAAAACTCTTGCATTCCGGATTTTGGCAACATTTGCAGCCTCAGGGCTTGGCGTTATTGGGGCTGGCGCTATCGCCAATATCCCGTTATGGAAGGCAGTTTTCATGGCTGGCGTCGCTGGAGTCGCACAAGTTGTCGAAGGGTTGTCACGAGCGTACCTAGATGACGGTAAACTATCTGTAGCGGAAATAAACTCCGTGTTTAACAAAGTTGACAGAGCCGATAGCGAATAGTAGGCTCATGTTAACTTCGCCTCAAGACGTAGGTGAAAAATATAAATCTCACTGAGGATGCGGCACGACATGGAAGACAATGAATTGGTCTGGCATACGGACGGCCACAAAATTAGGTTGCGCCTAAATAAGACCGAAGTCGAAATTGTTGAGATAGTTTGTCCACATGGACACTCCGGAGCATGTTGGCATAGCCGATCAGGCTGCCTTGTCCAGTTTTTTTTGACACGATATGGTTTTGAGTGCAATGTTGGAGTATGCCCCATTGAGGAAGTTTTAGAATTGTGCTGGTCTATTTCTGGAGACAGCAATGATCCTGAGGCATGTCAATTATGGTTTGTGCCAATGAACGATGAGGCATTCCACGCCTGGCTGGTTTCTAAGAATATTTAATTATTCCCGTGGGCTTGGCTAATTCCAAGACGTCTTGCCATCACGTATATATGATCTATGCCAGATAACGTAATCATATATTGCCCATCGTTGCAGTCTTTTAAATATCCATGTTCTATTAATGTTTTGATTGAACGTTCAATCTTGGAGACTCTGTCCATTTTTGCAAAAATAACCATTGGGTCAGTTGGCTTAAAAGGTTTATTCATCATTTTTGCATACACTAAAATGTCATGTGTTACTGAGTCGTGTTTGATTGTCATAAAACTCTTTCATAATTTTGAAGTCTCTATCACAATAAACAACATCCCAAACTATTGTGTATTTATTGCGACGGCCTTTTTTCTCAACTTCAAGCATACCTGCTTTTACTAATTTTGCTACTGCTTTTTCTATGGCAGTTTCTGTCACTCCAAGCATTAGCGACAAAGCCAAATGACCGACATCGGGGTTTTCAGATAAACCAATAAGAACACGCCCAGATGTAGATAGCAAAGATTGACTATTCATGCTGTCTTCAGAATCTACCCAAATTTTGAATATTGTCATCGTCTACACACTCCAGTAAAAAGAGTTCTATTCTATGAGCGTAGTTCATAACAGACAACGCAAAGGGGCACCAGTGCTAAAAGACACACTCAATCAACTTCTCACGCAAGAACAAGATGGTTGCAAATTTGGAGGATTGATTAAATCACTAGATCAAGACTCACAAGAAATCCTTATCAAATTAATGAAAAACGAATCAATTTCAGCACGAGCAATTCATCGTGCTTTGGTATCAGAAAAAATTGAAATCGGTAGATCAACAATCGAAACTGCTCGACATTGCGTTCTCTCAAAATCTGCATGCAAATGCTCAATAGTAAAGGAATTAATTAAATGACATCCTTGTCTGACAAGTTATCAGAAGTAGAAACATCCGCAAATAAAACAAAAAATCTTGGTGCAATTGCGGAACTTCTGGCTTCAAAAAACATTGACATCAATGAAATTGGGGATATCAAGCGTATTTCTATTTACCAATCAATGTTGAAAGACGAAAACGGCGAACCACAAATTGTTGACCTTGCCGCAATCCAAATTTCACCTAAATGGGAATCCGGTCCAGAATGGCCTGTAGTTCAACGTGGACCAGAAATTAAACTACCCAAAAACACTTCTGCACCCAAAAAGGCTGAAACATTTAAAACATGCGTTGTAGTACCGGACATTCAATTTGGTTATTTCAGAAATCGTGACGGCCAACTTGAACCGACACATGACGAAGACGCAATCAGTGTTGCCCTAAACGTCATCAAGCACCTAAAACCAGAACTTATCGTTTGTGTTGGCGACAACCTTGACCTGCCAGAGATGGGCAAATATGTAACCTATCCAAGTTACGCCCTAACAACTCAAGCAACAATTGACAGAGCAACAACTTTCTGTGCAGAGATGCGTCACGCTTCACCGGATGCACAAATTGTTTGGCTAGCAGGCAACCACGAAGAGCGCATGCCAAAATATCTTGTACAAAATGCTGGTGCAGCATACGGCTTACGGAAAGGCAATATCCCCGAATCATGGCCGGTCCTCAGTGTTCCTTATCTTTGCAGAATGGAAGATTTTGGCGTTGAATACCGCCCAGGATACCCTGCTTCAGATATCTGGGTAAATAAAAAACTGCGAATTATCCACGGTGACCGTGTGAAGAGCGGTGGCTCAACTGCCCACGTATACCTCAACGCTGAAAAAAGCAGTGTTATTTATGGTCACATTCATCGTGTTGAAATGGCTTTCAAAACTCGCGAAGATTGGGACGGCCCAAGAACCATTATGGCAGCATCACCAGGATGCCTAGCACGAATCGATGGTGCCATTCCGAGCACACGAGGTGGAGTTGACCTCGATGGTCGTCCGCTTGTTCGTCATGAAAACTGGCAACAGGGTCTTGGCGTAGTGATGTATGAAGATGATGGCGAACATAAGTTCTCATATGAATGCATGGCCATTTATTCAGGTTGGGGAATGTTTAGAGGAAAAGAATTTATTTCAAATTACGCGGCTGGAAAATGAAATGACAACAATTGTCGGAATACAAGGAGATGGTTTTACCATTCTTTGTTCTGATAGTCGGATTTCTACGGTTGACGATGATGGATATGTCTCATATGTGCAAACGTTAAGTCCATCTATGAGCAAAATAGCGCAAGTGGGACCATATTTAATTGGTATTGCCGGCGATCTACGTGCCATCAACTTAATCAACTATGCATTTCAACCTCCGATTCCTCCGGCAGCGATGAAAGGGAGAAAACTAGATGAATTCATTACTCTCAAATTCGTTTCAGCGTTAAGAGAGTGTTTTGATTCAAACGGATACTCTCCACCACCCAAGGAGTCGTCAGATCATGTGGCGCAACAAGGTTCATCTATCATTATCTCAGTAAATAGAATGATTTATCAAATTGATAATGATTATGCGTGGACCACAGATGCTTCCGGCTTATATGCAATTGGAACGGGGACGTACTATGCCCTCGGTGCGCTTAATATTTTGTGCCCAAAGATGCCTACTTTAACGCAAGCAAAGCGTCATGTTTTGAAAGCACTATCTACAGCATCAAAATATGATCCTCATACAGGACACCCATATAAAACATATGTACAAGATTCTACATCTATTAAAGTAAGGAAGGCTATTCAGTGAGTTTAGAAGATAGTATTGGTAATATCATAAATAATGGTAAGCAAAGTTGGATGAACGATGCTTCCTGTAAAGGCAAAACTTATATCATGTTCCCTAAAGAACATAAAGATATTACATACATTGTTGATGCTCGCGCTTTATGTGCGGAATGCCCTGTGCAACCACAATGCCTTGAGTATGCACTTGAGTTCCCGGCAGCAGATATGCATGGTGTTTGGGCTGGATTGACGAGCAGACAGTTGGCGGCAGAACAAAGACGAAGGGGAGTTAGGCCAACCCGACCTACGTTAGCCCAAATGTGGGGAGATTAGCCAAAAGTATATCAATCTGATATACAAAGAGCCAAATCAACATCAACGTCAGTAATATTGTTAGACAATTCATACAGTTTTTCGCTTCCAACAAGATTTAAAGAACTGCAACCAACACTTGAGCACTTCTCTAAAAGTTGATTTAACGCAATTTCGTGATCCATTGTGTCTGGAATAGCAAAAATCCAAATATTGTCAAAACTAATATCAATAACTTCATCCCTGATGTGACGAGCCATCCCCATAACATTCAAAACTTGAGTAATATCAGGCCAAAATTTAGACATTTCTTCACCAATGTCCCAAATTTTGCCCATTGGACTCACAAAAAAAGCAAATCCGTCTGCTTTACGTTGAAAAACTGTTCCTTCAAACTTTGAAATCACGAAATCCTCACATTACAAGTCTCACAAAATTCCATATCTTGGAATTCTACAATTTTCATTTCACATTCCTTCTTACCACACGGCATCAAAACATCTTTACCTTCAAGATAAGCCCTCAAATGCTCCATAGGGTCCGCTAAAGCAAACTGCGACTCCCCTGGGACAGGAACTCCACGCTCTGAACGCATATGTTCCCAAACACAATACAAAACATACTCACTCAACATCATTTTATTCCGATTAGCAGCGTCAATAATCTGATTTTTTAAAGAACCGTCAACACGCAAAGCAATATTGTATAAACGGTCCTTATATTTAGCCTTCCTGGCTGCTTTAGGCGCTATTTTTTTGTTCATGTTTTTCCTGCCGAACGTTTAGCCAGTCAACAAATTCAGACCAAGGCTTCAAATGCTTTTTATTGACTGAAAGAAAGGTATCCTCTATCTTTCGAACGTTATCAAATCTTCGTGTTGTTGTCCATGTAGGCATACTAGAAATCGGGATAACTAGCAACGAGCCAGTTTCTTGACTCACCAAAACTACAGCCAATGGAAGAGGGTCTTTTAGTTTCCACCCGAATTCCGTATCAACAAAAGCAGTACTTTTAGGGTAACTGCTCGGTTTTTCACTAAAGTTGAGTCGTCGTGACTTAACTTCTATATTTCCAGACATGTTTTGAAACACAACATCTTTTTCTGTAGCAAAAGAAAGACGTTCTTTTTCGGTTTTTCTAATACTCATTGGTGTGGCCTCACATTTGATGCCCTCAGAGTTCAGTATTTCAGCAACGTACTCTGTCCACTTGTGCCCAATTTTTAATTCTTGAACAAAAAGTTCTTGACTATACCCTAAATCCTTCATTTTCCTACGTCTCTCAACACCAACAACTCCACATACTCCCTAATACTCAACCCATACCCCTCAGCCTGCGCCAACACCAACCTCTTAAAATCAGCAGACACCTTCAACGACAAAGACGCACGATCCCCAACCGGAACAACCGGAGGCCTACCCGTCAACCGCTTCATACACCCACCCTCAACAACTCAACCAATCGCGCCTCACAAACATCACGATACACCTCCAAAAAATACTCCCGATCACCATTAGTCGTCAAACCAAACACAACATCTCCCAACTTCTGAATCGTTTCCACCACCGTCACAGCAAGCACCGGACGCTCCACACCAGAATTCAAAGCAACCCGCAACCCCTGCAACTGACCCCACGCAACAGCAGGAGAAACAACATCACTAATACGATCAGCAAACACATGCCTACGCAACAACCCAGGAGTCGGCATCACCTTAGACACCGTCGCCAACTCAACAAACTTCACACGCAACAACTCAACATCCACATCCCCCAACACATCAAACCAAGCACGAACAACATTACGCCGATCACCCTCAAACAACTCACGATTAAACATCGCAAAACAAACCGACACAAACTGCTCAAACTCCTTCGACACATCACGAACCCTCACCACGGCTCATCACCATCCACCAAATACCCCAAAAACCGCTCAACATTATCATGCGAACGAAAAATCAAATCCAAACTGTCATACCGACGCCCACGCTTATTCCGCCCCATATGAAAATCCGACTTCGAACAACCATCAATCGCACGCCGGCACACCTCCATACCAAAATCACTAATCGCAGCCGCAACACGATCACGACCCTTAACATCCAGACGCGCAGGGTTCTTCCGATTCGGTCGCATCACATGACACCAGTAGTCGTAGATTTCTTGAATGGCGCTTTCCGCCACCGTAGAACCTTTGACTGTCTGTTCTACCGTTGCTTTTGAAGGTCCGCGAACTTTCTTCTTCTTCTTCTCTGGTTTTTGAAATTCAAAAAATTCGTTTTCCATAGTATTTAATATATTAACGTTCAAAGTGTCTTCCTTTCTTTACTTTGCTTGACCGATCGGTACGCGTATAGATTCTTCTCTCAAAAGGTGTTTTATTTGTGAGTTAATAAAGAATCATTACAAGCAATGACTTTAGTTTCTCAATAGTTGAAAACTAGTAAGAGAAGAAAACCCCTTTGGAGGGGGTCCGGGGGAACCTTTAGAAAAGGTCTCTCCGTCTCAAGTGCACCACTAATAGCACTTTGCGCAGGTGACGCAAGTGTTATCACAGTTCCGACCGGTCGACCGTAGTTGTTGTCGGGCAACGTATCACGCGTTGTGGCGCGCGTGCAAGCACCGATGGGATATTTCTTTAAATATTTGAAAGATTTGTTTACATGCACGTGTTTTGTGGTTGTGCTAGGTTGATTTTTAGCCGGAGAAGTTCCCCTTTCCTTCGATGGCCACTAGGGTTGATGCCTCAGGGGGTGGATGCAGGTGATGCCTCCTGAGGCTCCCCACCCGGGCGGGGGTTTTCCGAAAAGTAGTTTCTTTTACCAGGTGTGCTGGACGGCTAAAAAAGCAATTTTTTTTTTGGGGGTGGTGTGCTCCCCTTACATATTGGATAGATTTATCTAAACAGAGGAACGTGTTTATATATTTTTGACCCCTAGTGGATCAGAACACCCATTCCTTTTCGTGGTGAGGGCCGCTTTCCACCACCGTCACTTGTAGCGCGTGTAAGGGCACAACATCAAACAAAAAAGAACCCTCTTCCCACATCGCACCAACAATTGAATACCCAACAACGTCTAGGATATTGTCCTCGATTGATTCATGATTGGGGGTCCGGCCCGAAGACATCAAGTTTTCGAGACGTGCAATCTTGTCATGCATACGCACCAGGAGACCCAAACGACCGAATCGAGCAATATTGTGATGCCCGTAGTCGCACTGTTTGCGGATCACCGTGTCTAAAACGTGCTGGGCAGCACTCGGACCTTCGAAATAGCCGTGGCGCCGGCCTAACTGCAACGCAATCTTCCCTAAAGCAACGAATTCTTCGCTCTGGCAGCCTTCTAAACGTTCTGAGGTGTTCGAGTCGACAAAGTGATCCAGAAGGAACCTGAGGCCTTCCAGGGTGCCGGATGGTTGATCACCGTTAAAGATTCTTTCGGTGACTTCGGCTGCGGCAGTGTTCCAGTTCATAAATCTCCGAGTTGGTCGACCAGGTTCTCTGGCGGGTTCTGATCGTAAATGTACGCGATATCTTTCGCCAGTGTCGACATGAACTTTTCCCATTCCTCTTCGCGTTCCTCTTCGGAGTCGAACTCTTCGATCAATTCCTGAACCCGATCCTGGATAAATTCATCCGAATAGGCGGCTACGATAATAAAATTCGACACCCCCGGAAACAAAACCGGCCCATCACCACCCAAACCAGACCGAGGAACATGCAAACACTTCACCAAACGCCGACCATCCGAACCCAAAAACAAAACATCCGACTCACCCCGGGACTCCCCTAACTCAAAAGACACATCATTCACACACTCAAACAACGCCCCAGGCAAAAAACCATCCAAACCACCCAAAAAATCAAACAAATCCCCAAAATCCTCACCCATAACAACCCTTTCCACCACCGTCAAACAAAGCACAAACACAAAAAAACATTAAAACCACAAAAAAACTTTACAACACACCCCACACCAACCAAAAACGTCAACTAACATACTAAACATGGACAACAACACCAGATTCAACCAATACCACCAAGCACTACAACAATACATCCAACGCGAAGGCAACGCACTCGTCCCCGCAACCCACACCGAAAAACTCGACGGCCAACAAATCACACTCGGGGCTTGGGTCGGCTACATGCGCCAACGCAACAAAAACGGCAAACTCCCCCAAAACCGTCAACAAACCCTCAACAACACACAAGGCTGGACCTGGGGACCACTCAAACCAGGCCCCACAACCAAAACACTCCGCAACACCGACATCCACACACTCCGCCAAACCGGACAATCACTCTCCCAAATCGCCGACCAATACAACCTCAGCCGCCAACGCATCCACCAAATCATCAAACGAACCACAACCACACCAAAATGAAACAAAACAACGAACCCACCGCAACAGCCGTCCTCACCGGCTTCATGATCACGGTCTTGCTCACCCAGGCAGCCATCTGGGTCCCCCTCTACGTGCTCCACAAACAAAACATCGTCGCCAACCACCCCACCTGGCCACAAACAGCACTCATCGCCATCACATGGACACTCACACGCCTCTGGTGGAACAACCTCACCAACAAAAAAGAATAACCACCCCACACCACACTGGATAAATCTAACCGAGACATCGGAACACCAAAAATATAGTACACGCCCGCCCACGGGGAAATCCCCGCACGGAAAAGTTGGGGGCAGCCCCGTATGTCCTACTCTTTGCGGGTCGCGTGGGGGTACAGGTGTTCGTTTGTACAGTACAAACATCTACGGGTAAGTCTACGGGTGTTATTGGGCTTGTAATGGGGGCTGATTTGCGGGACTACCAGCACCTTTGTTTTCGGGGGCGAACAGGTGTTCGGGGGTCGGCGGGGGGTGGGGGCGAACGGGTGTTCGGCGAACGGGTGTTCGGGTGGGGCTACGGCGAGGGTTATGGCAGTCGTTGTGACTATTGTTCGGCATACTTTTGCCGATCTTTTTGGGGGGTGTGTCGGCTTTCCACCACCGTCAAGCCTTGCGTAAGGGCGTGAGAGTGTCCTGTCGTCGCCTAAGGCGAGGTGTGTGTGGCTCTCTGTGGCTTTTTCTTATGGTCTGAGAGTGAAGTGTTCGCTTTCGTTTTTGCTTTCGTTAGGCGGTCTTGTAAGGCGAGGCATAAGGGGAGTGCGATAGGGCGAGGCAGGGTGGCGAGGCGAGGGGCGAGGCGAGGTGTAAGGGGGGCGAGGCGAGGGGGTAAGGCAAGGGGGTAAGGGGCGAGGCGAGGGGGCACTACGATAAGGGGGTCAGTCGCAAGTGCTACGGGTAATCCTAGACATATACCCTATGCCTATGTCGGTCAGTCGTTATCGTTTCGTTTCGGCAGTTCGCTTTCCACCACCGTCAAGCATTGCGTACCCCTACCCTAATGAGCCGTCAAAACGAAAAAAGTCCCTCCCCTACCCTGACCTGTCCTCGTTACCCTACTACCCCCTAGCGTGCTGTCTCTTAGTGTGTCCTGTCGCCAAGTGCTACGGGTAGTCCTACGGGTAACTCTAGGGAGTAAGGGAGTGTGCGTGTCGGAGTATGACAGTAGGCGAGAGCGTGACAGTAGTTCAGTACCTCGTGTCTCTCTCATACCTGCCCCACATACCAATAAGCACCGCCCCACTCGTGAGAGCAAGGCAGTGCCAATAGGTGAAGTGTAGGAGTCACTGACTGACCACCACGACAAAAGTAACTCAACTACACTTCGGAAATAGCGTAGCACAACGCTTACGCTCGTACCCGAACCACTAGCCGAATACTTGAGAGACAAACCGATCAAACCCCATACCGTAATCAGAAGTAGGGCGAACGCCTGTTCGTAGTTTAGTCAGTTTGTCAATAGCGTTAGTGACATCGCTCGCAAGAATAATCCCGTGACGCTTCACAAACTCAAGACACTCAATGTTCAGAGCATCGTGGCACTCATCACGATAACCAGTCACGCCACCATCAGTAACCCAAATGATCGGCTCACGACGCTTACGATTAGCAACCGCCCAACGAACGGCAGGGAGATCAACCGCATTAGCAGAACCACGATCAAACGGTATCTCATCAACCATACGACCGTTCTGAGCGAGAACCCACGCATTAGCAGGAAGTACGCCATTATCGTCACGGGTGAAACTCAACACTGTATAAGCAACGACAGTCGCACTAGGACTATTCAGCAACACTTCACGCACTTGATCTTTACTGATCTGAGTAGAACCCGAACAGTCAATAAGAACGATACCGCCCTTACCACGAATAGTGTGGTCAAACACTCGTCGTTGGGGGTCAGTCAAGTAACGATGAAGTCGGCGAGGACTCTTACCAACATTGCTCGCAACACGCCTACGCCCCATAGAACCATTCAGTATCACTGGCATAGGGCAAGTCTCAACGACCAACTCAAACCATTCAGGGATAGGAGTATCAGCGATAGACATCTGCTTATACTTCTCCACCACTTTCTTGATCTCGTCACGGGTAGGCTCACGGGTGTCACTAGGCTCTTTCTTGGTATCAGAGTCTTTGCTTTCACTATCGTCAGTGTCACCATCGTCAGAGTTATCGTCGTCATTGTTTCTGTCGTTGGGATTATCACCGCACAAACGATCAACCCAGTTCGCCAACATTTCGGTATAGATAAAACCGTAAGGCGTGAAGTCTGCTACGCCCTCAGCCGTACTAGCAAGACTGTGCTTACCACGACGCTTATCGTGCTTCTTTAGTTCACGCATTGCTCGCCTACCAATATCGGCAAGAACATCAGCCCACACCTTGTTATGTCGGCGTACGCCCGTAATGAATTGCCTATGGGCGTTACTACCGAGAGTTGCGATAGCAGTGCGCACCGCACCTTCCCAGTCCTCGTTAGCGACAAGACGCTCGCCTGCTTCTTTCTCAGAACCATCGGCGAGGGCTTTCATATCAAACCCTGCTTTCGTAGCGAGATAGTTCACTCGTGCTTCCTCGCAAGCGATCATTGACTCATAAGTGGCGTGTCCACGCTGTACCCACGGTGTGTAGTCCTGTGGTGACACTTTGATATGAACCATCTCGTGCGCTCGTACCGCCTGTGATAACGGGTCACTGCCCTGTGGAGCGACAAGACGCTTATTACTAATGACAGTGTGTGGCAAGCCACGGGTAGGTGCGCAGTCGGATACCGACCATTCACCTGCCGTAACATCAGGTCTAGTAATGATCTCAGGTAGTGGGCGATGAAGTGTCTTGCTCATCGGAGAGCGTCTACTTTCATCGCTTCTAGAACCGAACTCGCTCGTTCACCGAACACGATCTCAGCACTCTCCTCAATGGAGAGAGTAGAACGCAGTTTGTCAAACGCATAGAACGCACGGAGACTAATCCGTTGTTTACCAGCGTCAGACATACGCACTGCCATACCACGCAAGTCGTCAGACAATTTCACGAGAGCGTTAGGGTGTGGCTCGCTGATACGAATACGAACGGGGAAACGGTCGGCAAGTGCTACGGGTAGTTCTGCCATATTCTCAATGTTCGTTGTCATTACGGCAGAGAAACCGCTACGGGGAGTGTAGATACGACCTGTCTCAGGGTGTTCCCAACTAGCCGACTCAGGTGAGTCAAGAAAGTTCAGCAGGGTAGCGAACACATCGCCACCAGCCTTGTCAATTTCGTCTACGACAAGACGACCGCCGAGAGTACCGTCGCCGTTCCACGCCTTCAGCGCAGAACCGCTAACCCAAGAGAAACCGCCCTTAGCGTCAGGCATAAATGAACCCGATACTTCACTGTTGGTCATATCCTCAGTACAAGCAAGACGGAATGAACCGCCTGCTGTGTTGCCGAAAGACAAGCCAGCGAATGTTTTGCCAGTGCCAGCGGGTCCGAATAAGATAATTCGGTCAATACCAGCGTGTAGGGCGTTGTGGAACTTCTGCCAGCAGGCAGGGAGTGTGGTGGTGGTCATTATGTTTCTTTCTGTGTGGTGGTGGTTTTGCTTACGGGTATAACTCTAGCAGTGATTAGATCACCTGTCAAGTGTTTGTTTGGATTTATTTAGATTTCTTAGCCTGCTCACGATCAGCGTGATAATCACGGCACTCGTACAAGCCCTTCTTGATCTTATGGAAGTACGGATTACCGTCTATGAACTTCAGTGTCGTTTGATATCCGAACCCTGACGCTTCCACGATCTGATCTGTCGTGAACTGTTCCCTGTCGTGTTCTCTCGCCCACTGCTCAAACGCTTTGTATTGGTCAGCACGAGCGACCTTACGGGTGTCGTCAAGCGTTACCGACGGCATAATACGACCGATAATGGATAGCGGAACCATATAGCGACCGAGTAGTTCTTTACTGACCGTACCCTCGTACTTGGCAACGACTGCCCACGCACGAGTGATCTCTGACGCTTCACGCCATAAGTCGCTAGGGATAAAACTGTAACCGCCGTATTCCTCAGCGAGGCTACGGAGAGTGTTTTTGTATTCTGTATCCGCTTCGTGTGGTGTCATAGTGTCAAGCATACAAGATAACTTTCTTTCTGTCAAGTCTTATTTTATAATAACCCTAGTATTTGATACACTGTTCTGTACCCCAATCAGGAGAACTACAATGCGCAAACTATCAAGAGAAGAACTTATTGCTCACCGCGCCGCTCGTGCCGCAGCAATCAGCCCCGTTGCCGAAGTCGTCGCTGAACCCGTCGCAGAAGTCGTCACGGAAGTCGTCACGGAAGAAATCGCCCCTGTCGCAGAAGTCGTCACGGAAGAAGTTGTTACGGAAGAAGTTGTCGCCGAAGAAAAGCCTAAGCGCAAGTCCAAGAAGAACGACACTGAAGTCGCCACCGAAGAACACACTCACGACGAAAACTGCGAACACTCAGAAGAAGTCTGAAAACCTTACGGGTAGTTGGCGAGGGCAAACAACCTTATAACGACGCAAAGAGAAAATTGCGAAAACTCTTATATCGCAGGTTGTCCATAAAGCAAGGAAATGCCGTAGCCCCAACCAAAATCTGTTATGCGCTGACTTTCGGCAGTAATCCCTTGTCACGCAGTTGGTTGTCCACTTCAGTTTCTAACCAGCCGAGAATGTCACTGTCAAGTTCGCTCATCTCGTCCCAAGCGTCGTAGTTCCCGTCACTTGTACCAGACTCTATTTCCTCATCTATCCTCGCATAAGCCTCACGGAACTGCTCAGGAACTTTGTTGGCGGATAGTTCGCAACCAGCCTCAGCAACAATCTCGCCTTTACTGAACGCCATCACGCAAGAGAACGAACGACCTTCCTCATCAGACGAAACTGTGAATAAGAGTGTGGGGAACTGTCTGCTCACCTCACGGATAAGTCCGTCAGCAGGCGACCACGCAGTCTCGTAGTACGCATAGATACCGCCACTCCCATCAGAGTGGTCAATAATTTCCCATTCCTGAATGCGAGGCGACCACTTCGTACTCCAGTTGTTGATAGCCCAGTCATACCAAGTGGTGTGACCGTACTCCGCCTTGTTTGCTTCGTACTTCTTGAGAAGTTCTTGATATTCGGGGTTGTCAGTTTCGGTACTCAAGAACACGGCACGAATAGCCAACGGTTCAGGGACGGGGAATAAGATAGTCAAGTCGTAATCAACTTGCTCAACGCCCATCGTTGTCTCAGCGAGTAACGGGTCGTGCTTACGGGTAATCGCTTCAGTGAGTTTGACTAGCGACTCACGGTCACCCGTAACATTCATTCTGTTGTAGCACCAGTTCGGCATAGTAATCCCCTTTGGTAGTGGTGGTTATAGTGATAAGTATATCGGTAAATCAAACCAATGTCAAGTGTTTTGTGGAAGTTCTCCATAATGAATAGGGTCGCTACGGAGAACCCCACAAACCTTTATGCCTCTTGCTTCGCTTTCGCTTTCTCAGTAAGAGACAAAATCATTTCTCGTATCGTAGAGAGTTCAGGTTCGGCAGTTGGCTTCGGTGTATCGGAGAGTTCTACATTCTTGTAGTCAATCCAACGCTGACCGTTACCTTCCTTCGGCACTACGCACAAATCAAATCGCCCGTAACACACACGGGTATCAGTGACAGTGACAGACACCTTCATTCCACTCACATCTACCAGCCCCGACATACCTTTATAAGCGTCGGTGTCAATAGAGCCGTTCTCTTTCTTTATTGGATCGTTCATAATCCCTTCCTTGTTGTAGTGATATTCAGGCTATGGGGGTCCCTACGCTTGTAGCGACACATCAAACCATTCTTGATAGGTGCGCCCATTCGTACGGACGAGTTCGCCGTCCTCGTAGAAGTCAAAGATAACTCCCTCGTTAGTGAAAACGACAACGCACACATTTTGTTGTGGATCGTATGGGTCTGTGGGTAGTTGGACTACGACTTCCTTACGAGA